CGAACCGGCCTAGTTCGTCAACCCGTCCTGGGCGATGCAGGCGAGATAGCTTCGGCGGCGAGCTTCTTGTCCAGGCCGGCGGCGTCGGGATTGAGGATCACGTCGGCGGGGAACACGTTGCCGCCGGGCAGTGGCGGCATGTCTTCGAGCGCCCGGGCCTCGTTCGGGGTCTGGATGTGCCACTTGACGCCCACCGAGTAGGTCTCCATTCGGTCTTTCAGCGAGGCGCGCAGGAGGGCGTCCATGTTCAACTTGACAAACACGTCAGGCAGGTTGTGCGTGGTCAATAGTCGGGAGTGGCCGTCCTCGATGCGCTCGAGCCACGGGCGCAGGCTGAACTGGCCGAAGGCGAGGTTCTGTTCGGCCAATCCGGAGCCCCATGACGTCGAGTTGGATGCATCAGCGATGAGATGCGGGGGTACGCCGTAGATCCGGGCCACGTCGGGGACCTGAAACTGGCGGGTTTCGAGGAACTGGGCGTCGTTGGGGGCGATCGAGACCTTGGTGAGCTTGGCTCCCTCGGTCAGAATCCCAAGCCGATTGGCGTTTCCGACGCCCTGGTGACCACCGTTCCAGGTCTCTTTGAGCCGGCGGATGGCATTATCCGACATGGTTCCCGGGGATTCGACCATCGCTCCGGGCAGAGCACCGTTGTCGAAGAAGGATTGCCCGTACGCCTGGGCTGACAGGCCCAGACCGATGGTCTCTCGGGCATAGGCGATGGGGTTCAGGCCGCGAAGACGGCCCGGCATGGTCATGCCCTTGATGTGCAGGATGTCCCAGCCGGGAGTGACCCGTTGGCTGTCGATGCGGTAGATGACCTGGCGTTCGGCGACTTCGATGGTCACTCGGGTGGGGTCGAGGACGATGAGGTCGAGTGGCACGCCCTGGTCGTCGCGCGGCGTGGCGACGAAGGCGTTTCCGTCCGTGAGAAGCGACAACACGAGCTGGCTCATGTAGTCGATCCGGCTTCCCTGGGGGGGCTGCCATGACAGGTAGTCGGGTCGGGGCCGGTAGGGCTTTCGGGTGCCGGCGCTGCGCACAAACGTGTCGAGGGGGAGGGTGGAGATCGCTTCCGACAACAGCCGGAGGCAGGCGAACACGGCCGAGAGGCGCATGGCCGACTCGACTGAGACCGTCGAAGAGGCGCCGTAAGGGCCCCAGACCATGCCCTCGGTCCAGGTGCCCGACGACGCTGGCGGGATGCTGACCGGTGGGAACTCTGAGCGGGCTTCCTCGACGCCGAACAGGCGCCCTAGAACGCTCACTCGGCCGGGGCCTTACGGTCCTCGATGGCGGCGAGGGCAACAGCGGAGGCCATGAGGAAGACTCCGGCGACGATGATGGCCGCCGGGATGCTGACGAGGGCGGTACCGACCAGGGCGAAGAGGGCGCCGGCCAGGAGTAGGGCTAGCGCCACAGGGACCTCCTCAGATCAAGACGAAATCGGACTCCCGGGCGCCATGGTTGGCGGCTGCCCACAGGGCCAGGGTTGCGGCCATCAGGGGGCAGACATCGGCGGCGGCGTTCTTTCGGGTCCAGGCCCAGGCATCGCCGACGGAGCGCTTGGCTGCGCCGGCTGCTGCTTCGTCGAGGCGGGCGTGGCGGCGAATGCGGAGACGGTGGTTCATCACGGCGTCGTAGAACTGCCCACAGGCGTCGATCATCTCCCGCGCGGTGACGGGATGGACCTTGATGCCGGCACGCTCCAAGTCGCCGACGAGAGCACCGGCGGGGCCGGTGGCGTCGATGGCCCAGACCGGCGAGTGCCACAGCCGGTCGAGTTGCACGGCGGCGTCGACCATCCAGGATGTGCCTGTGTCGTAGCGGAGTAGTTCGGCGACGGGAAGGTCGCCACCGGAGGCGGCCACGATGGCGCCGGCGGATCGGTCAGGGTTGACGTCGAGGGCGAAGACGAGGGGGTCAGCGGGGCGAGCGGTGTCCGAGCAGATCGCTTCCCAGGCGGCGGCGGGGATGACTCGGTCGTCGGCCTTGGTACGGCGGTTGAGCATCGCCCGACAGAATTCGCCGTCGGTCATGTTCGACCGGGAATGGGCCACTACTGCCTCGGTGACGGTGTAGCCGAGGGCGGGCATGCAGCCCCACCACGTGGCCGGGTCGTCAGGATCTTCACCGTCGGCCGACGACCACTCGAAATAGGCGATGCCCGAACGGGTACCTGTCTCGACGGCCAGGCGGCCACGGTCAACGGCGCGGTTGAGGGGGATGGAGTCGTCGGTGCCCATGGTCGAGGCGGTGATGACCTGGGCGGCGGGCTTGGTGAGCATGGCGGGCACGAGAGCCTGGTCCCGGCGGTCGTCGTAGTCGGCGAACAGCTCGTCCTTGACGGCGAGGTCAACCGTCTTGCCGTGGCCGGAGTCGGCCGTACTGGCCAGGAGGCCGAGGCGGGAGCCGTTTGTGAACACGATCCCCTCGGCACCCATCCCCCGGAGGAGCTGGCGGATCATAAAGCGTTTCTTGCGGGGTTCGAGGAGCGGGAACTGGTCCTCGACGAGCTTCTTTCGGGCGTCGTTGCCGGACTGTGCGGAGTAGATGATCCTCTGCGGGGAACCCCACCCGAGGGCCCGCTGCAGTTCGAAGCCGAGGATGACCGTCGTCTTGCCCGACTGGCGGGGGACGGTGAAGATCACCTCTCGGTAGGCGGGTAGCCCGGTGTCGGAGTCGAGTTCGCCGCCGACGTCGGCGACCATGCGCTGCCAGGGCATGAGCGGCTGGCCCAGCTGGGCGGCAATGGCAGCTACGGCCGTGCCGAGTGTTGCCCTGCTAGGTGTTCGAGGGGTCGCCCACCGCGGTTCGCACGGGCGGCGTGGCGATGCTGACGAGGAAGGAGCGGGTGTCATCGTCAAGGTCACCGGTGGCACCTGCCTGGGTCAAAGCGGCGACGGCGGCCCGGTACTCACGCCACAGCGCAGCGTTGGCCGGGTCGGTGTCAACCGCAGCGGCCAGTCCGCGGGCCAGGGCGATGAGAGCTTCGTCGTCGGCGCTCAGCTTGGGCTTCAGTGCCCGGATGGTCCGGTTCAGACCTCGCAGGTTGGGCCCGGCGGTCACCCGAACCACGAGCGAGAGGGCTCAGCGGCGTTGGCGGTTGCGGCGATTCGGCGGTGGCCGCGGCCGTAGTTGCACTTCCGGCAGGCGGGGACGAGGTTCAAGTGAGGGGTCCCTGTCTCGGCGAGCGGAGGTTCGTGGTCAGCGGTCGTGGCGGGGTCTCCGCACCAGTGACAGGGGGGGTTGCCTTCGAGGATGGCCGCCCGTGCCCGCTGGTAAGGCCGTCCGTAGCCTCGCCGGGTCGAGGACTGCTTACGGTCCATCTGGGGCCGAACATCCGACGTCGTAAGGATAATGCGACTCGTGGGTCTTCTCCATCGTGGAGCCGGTCAACTTTTCGACCCCCCTACCACTCGGAGAATGGCCTCAGACTCCTCGTAGGTCAGCACGCTGTTTGTGGGGATCGCGGGCAGGTAGCGGAACCTCGCCACTGTGTCCACGTCCACGTACACGGGCGAGGTCAGCACCTTGCGGAACGCTGCCGCTAAGAGCGCATCGTCGTGGCCACCCACCGCTCACCACCTAGTCCCGTGTACATTGCCACGCGCAAACGCCCACGTCAACCATGGTGCTAGGCGCTCACCTTGACGGGCCGACCTTCGGCGTGGGCTCGGCACTCCTCGACACCAGGCAACCTGCCGACCCTGCGCTGGTACGCATAGCACCAGTGGCACAGGCCCATGGTCTTGAAGCCTGATCCCTTGCGGGTCAACGTCGCGACCTCGACATGAGCATGGACGACCGGGTACGGCGTGACGACCACCATGTGGCCCGTCTTGCGAATGGTGCGGGTCTTTGGATCAAGCGCCATCTCTGGGATCTTGGTGCACAGTTCACAACCCGGCTTGGCCAGCTTCGCCTCCGGTGCGACATTGAACGCCCGGACATACAGGCCATTCAGGTCGAGCGCTGCACGCCAGGCCTTGTCCACCGCAGCGTCGAAGATGCCCATCGATACCAGTCCAGGATCGTCGTGATCCTCGGTTGCGGCGTTGCCGGTGCGGTCGGAGTGTGAACCCGTGCCACCACTGCCGCTGCCGTGCCCAGCTGGGAACCCTCCCACGAACTCGTCGATTCGGTCCAGGTAGGCACTGAGCCCGAAGTGTACCTGAGCCACCAGCTCGGCGGTCTGCATCACGCGCTCTCGGCGCTCATCGGGTTTCATGGGCCGACCTCCACGACTAGGTACAGATTGCACTTACCGTGGGCGTTCACGTGGTGGGGCCTAAAGGCCCCCCCGAAACCGTGACCGTTCGCCCTAGAGCCGTGACCGTTGCCGTGACCGTCTCCACCACCTCTCACCTGCGGTTTCTTGAGACGGTCACGGTTTGCTATTGACCCGTGACCGTCTACCGTGACCGTCTTTTGGACCCGTGACCGTTGAACGTGAGCGTATCTCATGGGTCAGAAATCCTCTCGTGGGCTTGAAATGTCTTTTTGTCCATCATGGCGTCGTGATGACATGGCATACATCGACGGCACCTGTTCTCCCGCGTACCCGGGGGCACCCTCGATCTTGACGAGCAGCCCCTTACGCACCGCCGTCTCGGTCATCCGGCGGCCCTTCTCGACCTGGCTGCGGGAGGGCTGGGTGTTGTTGAACCGGGCCGTGGCCACGTCGCCGGCCGACACCTTGCCCCGCATCTTGACGAACGCCAGGAGGTCAAACCCACGCTCGACGGTGGACGTCCCGCGGTAGTGGTCATGCACCACCGCGAGCGGGCCGACGTCGTCCACCGGTTGCTTCAGGTGGGTCAGTTCCACCACCGGATCGCCAGCGTCTCCCCAAATAAGAGCGACAGAACCCATGCCGGCGGTCAGCCAGGTATTGCCGTAGACATCGGCCAATGAGGTCGGCTTTCCCGCCCCGGCCTGGGCCTTGCGCTGGTGATGCAATGCGCAAATCTCCACCTGGGAAGCGACACACATCTGCACCGACTTGTTGACCTGCCCGGCTGGTAGGTCACGGTCAAGCTCGGCGGCCAGGTCCTTCAGTGAATCGATGATGACGTGCCCGCAGCCCATGATGTCGCGGACATGGATGAGCAGGGCGCCAGGGTCAGACCGCACGTCGAAGGGCAAGGGCCCCTTCCACACCTCCATGCGATCGGTGAGCAGATCCCTGTGCTCCTCGGTGACCATCCTCTTGAAGCTGCGCGCCGCCTGAGATGGCCTGTCCATGGCGAGGTAGGCCACCTTGCCCTCGGCCGGCACCACGGGCAGGTTCAGCACGTGATCGTTCACGCCGAGCAGGGCCAGGGCCACCTGTTGGGCGATGGTCGTCTTGCCCACGCCGGCCGGCCCGCACAGCATGAACGGCTCGCCCTGGGCCCACAGGACGGCCTCACCGTCGCCCCAGACGACGGGCAGCCCCTCGGGGATGTCGAGGATGAACTGGGCACCGTTGACCGACTGTCGAGGGCGCCCTGGCGGCGGCAGCTCGTCGCCGTTGATGTTGAGGACGGGGGCGATGTTGACGACCTCGGGGTCGCGCAGCAGCGACCCCGATACCCGGGCGGCCCAGTTGTCGTCCTCAGGCGGCGGCTCTTCGTCAGGTTCCATGTCGTCGTAGTCGCTCACACCGGCACGGCGAGTGAGCGTGGGTGCTGGGCCCCGGAGCGCAGCCCCGACTTGATGGACTGCATGGTTTCCGTCTCGCCCAAGCCCACGCCCTGCGCCGCCCGAGTGAGCGCGTTGACGACCTCGCCCACCTCGAGCGCCCCGCCGGCTACGAGCTGGCCCAGGGCGAAGGCAGCCTTGTTGAGCTGGTCGTTACGGGTGCCCGAAACGGCCATGGTCACGCCGTAGACCTCGGATTCAAGAGCCCGGCGGGCATACGCGCTCAAGCGCACCCCGGCGTCGCCTTGGATCACTGTCGGGGTCCAGAGCTTGACGGGCGGGTCGATCAGGGCCAGCAACCACGCCGGGATGGGCCACAGGGGCAGGTCGGGGCCGGCGTCACGGCACCACTCGTAGCGCCGGCCGCTCTGGTGGATGCTCGGGGGCGCCACGATGTAGCCGCCCTGGCCTCGGAAGTCGACGTGGGGCAGCAGACGGGTCCGGTTGCCCAACCCGGTGACGGCCTGGAGAATGTGCCACCCGCCCCCGCCGGTGACCGCCTCCGGGCCCCACTCCATCTCCTCGTGCCCCTCATGGGCGGCTACCAGGGCGTCGAGGCCTTCCTGCCCGTCGATGTCCACCACGTCGAAGGCGACGCCGGTGACGAGCCCGATGTTGGCCTCTGGCGCCTTGGCCCACCACGCCTGGATCTTGTCAGCGTCGCTGGTGGCCTCCTTCAGCCCATGCGGCACCAGCGCCCCGTGTGGCCGCTTGTCGCGCGGCTTGACCGGGAAGACGGGCCAGTTTTTTGCCGCATAGATGAGAGCTGCGTCGAGAAGGTCGTTCACCGGTTTCGCTCGAGGTCGACCAGGCGGTCGTAGGTGGCACGTAGTGCCCGCTCATTGCGCAACCGAAGGCGCAGCAGGAGACGAAGGGCGAGACAACGGGTACGATCGGAGATCATCTGGGCCTCCATGGGGCTCGGATCAGGGGCCGGGACGTTTGCGCGTCGCCGGCCCCCTCATTGTACCCGATCAACCGCGCCGAATTACGGGCCTGTAACTCGTCCCGAAGGCAAAAAGGGGAGGCACGACGGGCGCTCATCCCGTCGCCTCATGGCGTCCGCTACGGCACTCGTCCGAGCAGTACAGCCGGTGCGCCGAACCGCAGGTGAACACGGCCCCGCAGACGACACAAGCGTGCTGGTAGCCCCGTATCCTCCTGGCCTCTTGCCGCCGCTCCTGGGCCTCTTTCGCCGCCCCGGCCCGGCACTCGTCGCAGTAGCGGTACCCGCCGGCCTTCGAGAACGGCACCCCGCACCGCTGGCATGGTCGGTCGGGGCTGGCCTCACGCCGTCGCCTGGTCAGCTTGGATCGCTCGCGCTCGGTCAGTCCACCCCAGATTCCCGCGGGCTCACGATTGGCCAGGGCGACGTCCAGGCACTGGCTGCGCACGGGGCACTGCTCGAGGCACACAGCCTTCGCCCGGCGCTCCTCTGGCGTCCCTCCCGGGTCCCACTGTCCCTTGCCCACCACCGGGTAGAAGGTGTCCGTCATCCCCTTACAACTGGCGCGGTCCTGCCAACGGTCGTCGTCAGGCAGCGCCCGCTGCAGGGCCTCGGCGTTCACAGGGCCAACACCTCTTGGCCAAGACGCCGCGCGGCGATCTCGCAATAACGCTCGTCGATCTCGATGCCGATGGCCTTGCGCCCGAGATCCTTCGCCGCGCGTAGGGTCGTACCGCTGCCCATGAACGGGTCGAGGATGGTCGCCGCCTTGGTCTTCTCGATGCACCACTTCATCAGGCCGAGCGGCTTCTCCGTGGGGTGCAATCGGTGGCCTGTCTGACTCATCAAAGACGTATCACGACGGCAGTAGACACCGTGCCCGCCCTTCATCCACGCCAGCTCGGCGTCGCTCAGGAACGACCCGTAACCACCCTCAAGCCGCTTGATCCATACGAGGGTGGTCCCCACCGGCAGTCGTTGGGCAAAGTGGTTGCTACCCCACAGGACCACCTCTCGGAAGGCCAGCCACGGGGTTGGGTCGAAGGGCTGGTCGTCATGGGCCACATCGCCCCAATCGGGGCGGCCACGCCCGCGGCGCATAACGCTGCTCCGATGCCCGCCGCTGAATCGGGAGCTGTCTGTGTTCCACCTCATGCCGTAGGGCGGGTCCGACAAGACCGCCACCGCACCCTCAATCGCGGGCAGCACCTCCCGGCAATCGCCGTGGAAGATGACGCACGTTCCGTCGTCGTAGTAGGGGCTGAGGCTCATCACGCGCCCTCCTCGACCAGCCCTGCCGCCAAGTCCCGCAGCCTGGCGACCTCGGTCTCAAGCTCCCGCACCCTGGCGAACAGCTCCCGCCCCATGGCCCCTGCGCTGGCCAGGTGGCCCCTCAGGCGCTGGTTATTGGACTCGACCTCTCGCACCCTGGCGACGAGGGCAGGCATCGTGTCGGACAGCCACGGCCACTGTCGGGCGATCATGTCGCCGTCCCAGCTACCGAAGTAGCTCACGACGTCCTCTATCCGGTCAAGGTCAAGTTCGGTCACGGCTCGCACCCGTCATGCGTAGGTGGCCCGCTCGACAACATGACGCACCTCTGGCCGACGACGATCGGCAAATCGCAACCTGAACAGCCTCCGTCGTAGCGAGCGGTGAACCGATACTGGACAGTGACCGACTCAGGTCTGGAAGGCCCGTGCTTGCAGATTGAGCACCAGTCGGGATCGCCCATCCCGTGCGGACATTCAAGGTCAAGCTCCACAGGCACGCTCCTTGGCCAAGCGCACGGAGGCGCAGGCGATGGCGACGGTGGCCGACGTGCGACCCTGTGCGACGTCGTGGCGCAAGTAGCGGGGCACCAGAGCCCTGCAGCGCCGGCAGGCGAGCACGCCACGGGGGATCCGGCGGCTGCACCCCTCCACCGGGCACGGCGCCCACTCCACGGCCGCGGTGAGGGTCATGCCGCCGCACCGATGGACGCCAGCAGTTGGGCGCCGATCCACTCGCAATAGGAAGGGGGGATCGCCTGTCGGGCCTCGGTCTTGTTCATCCAGGTGCAACCCATGGCGTCGGCGTAGACCCGCTCGCCCTTGTGAGTGAAGGCCAGATCGCTCGCCCGGTGCTGGCACGGCTGAAACATCCATGGAAGGGCCACGTTCGACTCGAAGTACCGATGGCGCCGGATCGGTAGCCCGAACTGCGACCCACACAGCACCACCGGCGAGCGCAGCGCAGTTGTCCGCACGTTCTCGATCACCCACGGCAGGCCGGTCCTTTGCAACCTTTCCCGGACGGGCTCTATCAGCGCCGGATGGTCGGCCTGTCGGCCCGTCCAGCGGGTCACGTTGGCGTAGTGGGGACACGGTGGCGATGCGTGGATGGCGTCGAACTCAGGCTCGTCGCTCGGATCCATCGGGTCGAACCAGGGCCATAGCCCGTACCGAGCATGGGTTTCGAGAGCTTCGATGGCGTCGGCCTGGTGGAACTCGAACGGGTAGTGAGGCTGCGGGTTGATGTCCACGCCCACCACGTCGAACCCCGCGCGGTGGTAGCCCATGGCGGCACCGCCGGCACCGCAGAACAGGTCGAGCAACCGGGGCCGGCTCATGCCCTGCGCCCGCAGGTTGGCCAGGGGGCGGTACCGGCCGAGGCCAGCAGCTCGGCGGCCCAGCGGTCCTGTACGCCGGCAGGAGCCAGGTCGGCCCGGGCGTAGCCGCCGTACCCACCCCAGGCGCCGAGGGTGGCCTGATAGGCCCCGTAGTAGCCGTTCCCGGTGTTGGTGGCGTAGTTGCCGCCCGACTCGCACTGGCGGATCGTGGCCAGCGTCCCACCGGCGCTACGGCCCCCCAGCGGCGGCGAGGTGGCCTCGTGGGAGGTACGTGGAGCCCGAGCCGGAGCAGGGCCGGCACCCATTGCGGGCTCCACGATCGTTGTCGGCACCACGACAAACCGCACAGGGTCATGGTTGGTGCCGACGAGCTGGCGCCGGCTGACGTGGGCCACCACCGGCGTGGGGTGGTCGGGCGCGCAGGTCACCAGCGCCATCGGCGTCAGAAAGGCCATCGCTCCACTCACGACGTGGGTTGCTCTCACCATCCGACGCCGGAGCCGGAGCCGGAGCCGTAGCCGTCGCCGGAGCCGTAGCCGTCGCCGGAGCCGTAGCCGTCGCCGGAGCCGTCGCCGGTCGTGTTCTGGCTGTCCTGGCCCAGAGAGGCGCTCAGCGCAACGACGCTGCCCACTTGTCCTCCTCAGCGTCGATGATGGCCACCGTGGTCAGGATGTGGAACTCGACGTGGCCAGCCGGGTCGAGCTTGGTGGACGACGTAGGCCCGCCGACCAGCTCACCGATCCCCTTCGACGTACCCCAGACCCGGATGACTGAAGCGTCGTCGAGCGAGCACATGTCGCCGTCTCGGGACCACCGGCCGACCATGACCCAGCCGCGTTGCAAGATCACAATACGCACCACCGATGAGGTTTCCTTCGGCGTGTAAACCTTGCCGTTGATGACTACTTCGGACGTGTCGCAGGGCATTTCAGGCCCCTTTCTGATAGAAGGGTTGCGCCACCGGCGTAGCGAAGGCGAGGACACCGGAGATCACGTGCCGGGCGGTCATGCCATGACCTCAGCGACCACGAGCGTCAGCTCGTCCACGGCCGCACCGAAGATCGGCGGAAGAAACGTCAGACTGACCAGGTGCTCGGCGTCGTCATCGACGATGACCCCGGCGTCGACCAGGCCGTCAATTCCCGCCTTCACTGCCGGGAAGTTGGCGGCGATGTCCTGGGCCCGGCGTCCCTTCAGGTGTGTCTCGACGGTGACTGCTATGCGGTCAAGGTGAGGAACCTTGGCGTGGCGAGCCAGCTTGGCAAAGGCGTCGCGCCACTCGGCGACTAGTCGGCCCTTGTCGGCCCAGTGCATCCCCGTCGCCTTGTTTGCCGTCCACCCCCGCGCCTGGTAGGTGACGGCAAAGACTCGTGGCTCGACCGCCGTGGTGCTCACGCCGTCGCCTCGCTCGGGCGCTCGGCGGGGATGTTGGCGAAGCAACGTTGGCACCAGCCCGCCACGTACTCCTCGTCGCTCAGCGCCTTGCCACAGTCCTCGCAGGTCATGCCGTGACCCCTTCGGCCAACGCCAATTGCTGGGCCACCACGAACGACGGATACCGGATTACCAGCCACCAACCCGGTCCTCCTCGGCAGGGCCGCCGATGATTTGCCCGCAAGTAGATCCAGACGCCTGACCAGCGGTAGTTCCACCGCAAGGCATAGATGGCGCCAATGGGCGACGTCATCCACCAGCGGAACTTCATGCGCTCGCCTCGGAGCGAAGGACCGAGAAGGACGCTGATTCGTCAGTGACGAGCACCTTCCGACCGGGGAACGCGTCCAGCAACCAGCGACGGATCAAATCTGCCTGTTGCATCGTTTCGAATTGCATATGGGCCACAAGCACGTCTCCCGGTTCGAGCGCCACGATGGAGATGCGAGACACGCGCGGCACCAGCCGCGCGAACAGCCGGCGTCTCATGCGCTCGCCTCGGCGGGTGCGGACAGGGCTACCATGAGGGCGGCCTTGACGGCGGCGCTCTCGCCCTTGTGGACCTGTGACGGCAGCGCCCGCTTGGGGTCACCGGTCCCGGCTACCACGACCTCGGCCACCTCCGCGGCGTCCAGCCCGCCCTCAGCGCAGCGGTCCTCGAACGCCGTCAGCCACCCCTCGCTCACGAAGTCGTCGAAGGGATC